GCAACGAGCCGCTCGACCTGTTCGTGTATGCCTGGGCCATCGCCGATCACAAGCTGGTGAAGATCGGCAAGGGCCGCAACGGCCAGAAGTCGGCGCAATACTGGGAGCGACTGCGGGCGATGCTGGAGCCCGGGGGCAATGAAAAGGCTGAGGCCGAATCTGTCAAGGCCGATGCGGTTGCTGAACCCGTGGCCGGGAAGCCGGCCGATGGAAAGTTGTCACTGGAGAAATGGAGGCGCGCCAGGTGAGCATGCATGATGATGATTTCGTGCGCGACATCATCAAGCGCATTCGCGCCGAGTATCCGGACATTGACGACGCCACGGCGGAAAAGATCGAATGCGATATTCGCCACGACTGGGGCGGAGAGCGCCCTTACATATCGCGCGAGAATCATATTCGCGAGAAGAAACGGAAAAAGGTTCGCGATGCCATCAAAGGATCCGGTGATGATGTGCGCATGTCGGCCATCGCCAGCAGCACCGGGGTGCATCGCTCGACGATTTATCGAATGCTGAAGCGGGAAAAGAAGAAATAATTCCGGCGCGCCCTGCCCTGTTTTGAGCCTGAAGCGGCGGTGTTGCAGCTTTGCCTTACTTTGCAACATAGCACGGACCTATGGTTGCCGGCATGGCGGGAATTACACTGGCGCAGGCAGAAGCGAAACTGGCGGAGGCACTCGATGCCGAGTCCAGAATTTTTGAGACTCAGGAATATCAGATTGCCGGGCGCTCGAACAAGCGCGCCATGCTGCAGGCCGTTGCCGGGCGCGTTGAATACTGGGACAACAAGGTTAAATATCTGACGGCCAGGGCATCCGGTCGCGGCCGCTCATGCACCGTTTCACCATCCGGCCGATGAAAAACAAAAAACAGAAAAAAGGCATCGAGCCGAACGTTATCGACCGGGTGATCGGCTACTTTTCGCCGGAGGCCGGCCGAGATCGCTACAAGGCGCGCGTGCAGATGTCGCTGGCCAGTTCCTATTATGGCGGATCCAAGTCTCGCTCGGCCACGCGCAACTGGATGCCTGGATCTGGCTCGGCGAATGCCGATACAGCCTACGACCTGCCGGAGATGCGCAGCCGCTCGCGCGACCTGGTGCGCAATACCATGCCGGCAGGCGGCGCCATCAACACAATGGTGACGCATGTGATCGGCACCGGCCTGTCGCTGCAGCCGTCGATTGATTTCGAGGGGCTGAAGATCAGCGAAGAAGCGGCACGCGAATGGCAGGCCGATGTGAAGCGCCGGTTCGTGATGTGGGCCAAAAGCACCGATTGCGACATGGCCCGCACGCAGAATTTCTACGGATTGCAGAAGCTGGCATTCCGTTCGTTTCTTGAAAGCGGCGATGTATTCGCGCTGCTGCCGTCTGTCTCCGACCGATCGACCGGCAACAGTTTTGCCGTGCAGCTGATCGAGGCCGACCGGGTCTGCAATCCCGGATATGCCGCCGACACCGAGACAATGTCCGGCGGCGTCGAGTTCGATCCGTACAATGGCGCTCCGCAACGCTACTGGATCGCCAACCGTCATCCTGGCGATATGTTCCGCTCGAATATCAAGTGGTATGGCTATGCCGTGTTCGGATCCGATACCGGCCGGCGCAATGTGCTGCATATGTTCGACCAGCTTCGCCCCGGGCAGGCGCGCGGCGTGCCGATTTTGTCGTCCGTGATCGAGCCGATCAAGCAGCTCGGCGATTTCACAGCGGCCGAGCTGTCAGCTGCCGTGATTGCCGGATCGTTTGCCGTGTTCACCCACATGGACCATGAGGCGTTTCAGGATCTGTTCGAGGATGGAGATACAAAAGACGCATACCTGAATAACGCCATGAAATGGGATGGCACCATTGAGAGCGGCAAGGCGACCAACCTTCTGCCCGGCGAAAGCGTCGATTCATTCAATCCGGATCGCCCGAACAGCGGCTTCGATCCGTTCTTCATCGCCATCATGCGGCAGGTCGGCATGCTGATCGAGGTGCCTGTCGAGGTGCTGATGATGCACTACCAGAGCAGCTATTCGGCATCGCGCGCGGCGCTGCTGCAGCTGTGGCGCATGGTGCGTGTCCGCCGCGACTGGAAGGCGCGCGTATTCTGCCAGCCGATCTATGAAGACTGGCTGGCAGATGAGATATCCATGGGCCGCATCGAGGCGCCCGGTTTCTTTTCGGATCCGCTGCGCATGCACATGTGGAGCAGCGCCGAATGGATCGGCGACGGCCCCGGCTCGATTGATCCTGTCAAGGATGTCACGGCGGCAGAGAAGCGCGTCAGCCTGGGCATCTCGACACTCGACACCGAATCCATCGCCTACGACGGCACCGATTACGAGACCAAGCATCGCCAGCAGGTGCGCGAGCGCGGCATGCGCAAGCGTGACGGACTGCCGTTGTCTGAATCCGGATCGCAAGCGATGGCGACCGTCGGAGGCGCAGTAGTCGCAGATCAACCGGACGAGCCGGCCAGCGATCTTGAGAAAGATGTGAAGGGAGAGAGTACAGATGAATGATGTTGCAGCTTTGCCTTACATTGCAACATGGCGCGCCCATATGGTTGGGCCATCATGCGTGTAATTGACGTTCTAAACTCGCCCTGGGCGATCACTCCCGCGAAGCTGGAAGAGATCCGGCATGTCTACTCTGTGCATGCCAGCAATGGCAAGATCGACCGAGCCACCATCGAGGCGGCGATCGGCGATCGCAAGAGCAACGAACTGCCGCCGCTGTATGTGGACGGCAAGGTGGCCGTGGTGCCGATATTCGGCGTGATGGCCAAGCGCATGAACATGATTATGGAGTTCTCCGGCGGCTGCTCCACCGAGCTTGTGGCGCGCGATTTCAAGCAGGCCCTGGCCGATCCGAATGTGCATGCCATCGTGCTGCGCATCGATTCTCCCGGCGGTACGGTCGCCGGCACCCAGACACTGGCCGACCTGGTGCGCTCGGCGCGCGGGCAAAAGCCGGTGGTCGCATTCCTCGAAGATTGCTGCGCCTCGGCGGCCTATTGGGTCGCCTCGGCGGCGGAGCGCGTGGTGCTTGCCAACGGCACAACGGATGTCGGTTCGATCGGCGTGGTTGCGGCGCATGTCGATGTATCACGCGCCGAGAAAAAGGCCGGCGTCAAGACCACCGAGATCTATGCCGGACGCTACAAGCGCATCGCATCGAACTATGAGCCGCTCTCGGATGCCGGCAAGCAGACCATTCAGGACATGGTCGATTATACCTATTCGATATTCGTTTCCAACGTCGCCGAACATCGCGGCGTTTCCGTGGATGCGGTGCTGCAAGATATGGCCGACGGACGCATGTTCTCCGGCCAGCAGGCGATCGATGCGGGTCTCGCGGATGGCATGGCCACCCTCGACGACCTGATCGCCGAACTCAACGGGGCCAAGCCTGCCTCGATTACACAAGGAGCTAAACATATGGACATCACCATTGAAACAGTGAAGGCCAAAGCTCCCGAAGTCGCCGAGGCATTCCGTGCCGAGGGGCGGAAGGAAGCCGAGGCGACATTTGAAAAAGGGCGCGAAGCAGCGCGTGCCGAAGGCGCGACTGCCGAGCGTGAGCGCATCAAGTCTATCGAGGGCCTGGCGATTGCCGGACACGATGGCCTGATCGAAGAAATGAAGTTCGACGGCAAAACGACCTGCGAGCAGGCGGCTGTCGCCATTATTCAGGCCGAGCAGAAACTGGGCGCTGAGCATGGAAAAATCCGCACCGCAGAGCGCCCGGGCGCTGCCGCATCTTCCATCCCTCCTGTCGTCGAACATGAAGGGGACAAGAAGGCGGCACGCGCAAAACTTCCGCTGGAGGAGCGCGCCAAGGCCGAGTTTGAAGAGAGCGCAGAGCTGCAGGCCGAGTTCGACAACGTTGCCACCTACACGGCCTACCTTCAGGCGACCGAGCGAAACGCTTAGTCCGGCCGCATAAAATCAAACAAGGAGAGAATCAATGACTACACTTGCAGCAAACCAGCCCCGCAACTATCTGGTGGGCGATTTACAGGACCTGCCGGTCATCGCATCGGACATCATTTATCAGGGCGCAGCTGTCGGCGACAACGGCTCCGGCTATGCCCGCCCGCTTCAGGCCGGCGACCCGTTCAGGGGATTCGCTGAACTTAAGGCTGACAACTCAGCCGGCACAGCAGGCGCTATCGACGTGCGTGTCATTAAGCGCGGCCTCATTCAGCTGGCCGTCGCATCGGTTGCGATCACCGACGTGGACCGTCCGGTATATGCATCCGACGATGCCACATTCAACCTGACCGGCATCGGCACCAAGGTCGGCGTTGTTTCACGCTTTGTGTCTTCCGGTGTGGCTGTTGTCGCATTCGATGCCTCGAAGCAGGAGACCATCATCAAGCTGGCTCTTCCTATCAAGCTTGCAAACCTTTCTGCTGCAGACGTACTCACCGACCTGATCCCAGGCTTCAATGGCCGCGTCAAGTCGATTGACTTCGCAGTGACAGATCCGGTGACCACAGCCGCCAAAGCAGCTGCGCTGCACGCCGAAATCGGTGCAGTAGCAGTGACCGGTGGTGTTGTTTCGTTGACCTCAGCGAACTGCACACCACTTGGTGCACAGGTTGCCGACACGGCGATCACCGCACTGGCGGCATTCAAGGCTACGGACACGCTGTCCATTGTCGCTGCAGCTGTCACCACATTCGTCGAAGGCGAGGGCGTCCTGTACGTCACGCTCGGCCAGTAAATAAAAACGAAATCAATCAAAGGAGATTGAATATGAAAAAAGCATTATTCTCAACATTCAGCTGGCTGGCCGTGATCGTCATGGTCGCCGCGTTCGGTGGCCATGCCGAGGCATCGGCCCTCGCCTCCACCCCGCTGCTGAGTCAGCAGCATATGGTCGATGCAACCATGGCAGCCATGGCCTTCGGCGGCATCATCACCGAGCGCCGCGTGCTCGGTATGTTCTATGAGAAGCTGATGCAGGATGCAGGGCTTAGCTGGATTGATCCGATTTCGACTCCGATCATTCGTTCTGATCAGGATTCGGAAGACTACGGATGGCTCGGTCAGGTTCCTCAGATGAGCGAAAGCAAGGGCGAGAAACAGTTCTCGCAGCTTCGCGAAACCGACTGGAACGTGAAGAACGTCGAATACCAGGGCGGCCTGGCTATTCCGCTCAAGCATGTTCTGTACGACAAGACCGACCAGGTTCGCATCCGTGTCAACGAGCTCGCCGCTCGCTCGCAGTCGCACTGGGCCTCTCTGGTGGCGCCGTTGATCATCAATGGCGAATCGACCGCCTGCTATGACGGTCAGTATTACTTCGACACCGATCACTCCGAGGGTGATTCAGGCACGCAGAGCAACGACGTTGGCGCCAGCGCCACTACGGCAACAGCCCCGACCGCATCCGAGATGATCGACGGCATCCTGACGGGTGTCGAGGCGATGCTGGCATTCAAGGATGACCGCGGCGAATACGTCAACGAGGGCATGACCGAGTTCATGGTTCTCTGCGGCACGCCGTTCCTCGATGCCGGGCTGAAGGGGCTGGGCCAGTCGCAGGTTGGCGGTGGCAACACCAACATCCTGATCGAGCAGGACTCATTCAACCTTCGCCTGATGGTATCCCCCCGCCTCTCTTCCTGGACCACGAAGATGGCGCTGTTCGCAACACAGGGCGAGCAGAAGCCGATCATCCGTCAACAGCGTGTGCCTAACAATGCGGGCGCAGGCTACACGGCGGACGGCATGCGTATCGTTTCTTTGTGGGATGAATCAGAGCACTGCAAGAAGAACAACGAGTGCCTGATGTCCATCGAGACTGAACGTGCAGTCGCCTATGGCGACTGGAAGAAGTCTTGCCTGGTGACCTTCAGCTAAAGCTGACGGTGTGATGCAGGGCCGGGCGGCCCGTGTGAACCACCAGCCGCCCGGCTCATTTCTAAGGAGAGGTTGATATGAAGAGATTCAAAACACTCGCCCCGGTCACACTGCATGCAGGCATTGTGCAACTGAGCGAAGATCAGGCCAAAGGGCGCGATCACAAGCTGGAAGAGGTGAAGCCAGGGCTCTACAAAATCACCGGGCCGAACCAGTTCAAGGCCGGGCAGGAAATCGGCTACGACGGCGAGATCCCGAAAGCCCTGGCGCACCTTGTGGAGTCTCCGGACTCGAAGGACAAGGCACCAGCCAAGGTCAAAAAAGGCGGCAAGGGTAAAGGCCAGGCCGTGACGCTGGATCAGTTCCGCGCCGCCGTGGCGAAGCTCGATCCAACGAACGACGATCATCGCACGGCCGCTGGCAAGCCCGACGTGAAGGCGCTGAAAGGCGTCGGCGTGAAGGTGACTGCAGCGCAGCGTGATGATCTGTGGCGTCAGCTTGAAGAAGAAGCCGTGGCAGATGCCAATGGAAATACACCTGCAGACAAGTCGGCCCCGGCCTCAGAAGTCACTGCCGACGAGTCTGGAAAAGGCCCCGGAGAATAATCGAAGGGGCATGAAGCAATCCGCCCGGCAAGGCGCCGGGCGGTTTTTCAAAGGCAAGGCAGGCGCCTTTTTTTGAAAAACCGTGACGGGATGCGAAACAGGAGCAGCAGTGGACAGGATTCTGGACGACATCATCAGGCGTGAGGGCGGATTCGTGGACCGTGCGGACGATCGCGGCGGCCCGACGAATTTCGGCATCACCATGAGAACCCTGTCGACCTGGCTCGGCCGCGAGGCCACGCGCGAGGATGTGGCCCGCCTGTCCGAGATGCAGGCGCGCAGCATCTATGAGGAGCTCTACATCAAGCTCCCCGGATTCGATCGCATCGCCAACCCGGTGCTGCGTCGGCTGCTGGTCGATTCCGGCATCCAGCACGGGCCGGAGCGCGCCATCCGATGGCTGCAGCATGCGGTGCATGTCGGCGAAGACGGCAAACTCGGTCCGGTCACGCTGGCCGCTGTCAACCACATCAACGAGGGCGCCACCTACATGAGCGTGCTCGGCCAGCGCATCCGCTTCTATGGCCACATCGTCAACAAGGATCACTCGCAGGCCGTATTCATCGAGGGCTGGCTGAACCGCGTCACCGAGTTTCTGGAGGTGATCTAGTGAGCTTCGACTGGAAAAAGGCCATCGGCGGCATCGCCCCGTCGATCGTCGAATCGCTGATCCCGGGCGGGCCCCTTGTGCGGGCCGGTCTGAATGCGGCCCTCGCCGCCTTCGGCGTTGAATCGGCTGACGTGCCGGAGAACGAACAGGATGCCACCGCACTGCTGGCGCAGAAGGTGCAGGCAGCCACGCCGGAGCAACTGCTGGCGCTGAAGCAGGCCGACAACGACATGAAGAAATTCATGGCCGATATCGACTACAAGCGCGATGCGCTGTTTGTCGACGACACCCAGCATGCCCGCGCCGCCAATGCCGACAATGCCGCCGTGTTCAAGCTCGGGCTGGCCATCCTGATCACCTTCGCCATCACCATGACTGCGGCCCTGTATGGCTGCTATGAGCTGCTCACCGGCGGCATGGTGATCAAGGATGCCGGCATTGTCGCTGCCGTGTTCGGCCTGATCGGCACCATCATCGGCTACCTGGCCGGGAACGCGCAGCAGGTGGTGAGCTTTTGCTTCGGATCCTCGCGCGGATCCAAGGCCAAGACGGACGCCATGACCAAGGCGTTCTCTGATGTTGGAGGGAACCGTGCCTGATGCAGCAGCAAGAAGCCACTTTCACCTTTCGCGCGAGTTCACCTGGGGCCACATCATGAGCACGCTCATCCTGCTTGCGGGGCTGATCGGCATCTATACCGACAACATCAGGCAGCATGAGGAAGCAGACAAGCGCATCACGGTCGCTGAGGCACGCATCCATGACCAGCAGGAATCCTCGCAGCGAATCAACCAGGCGATGGAAAAGCGCCTGCAGAGCATTGACCAGAAACTCGATCGCCTGATCGAGAGAGAGCTGAACAAGGGGCGTCATCCATGACCATTGAATCAGCCGCAGATCGCCTGGCCATGCTGGCCGACTGGGATTCCGCCGTGTTCGGCGCCGATACCATCAGCGGCGTGTTCGACAACAAGTTCGTCGAGGTGAACGGCGTCGAGGATGTGCATCCGGTGTTCACCTGCCGCACGGCCGATGTGCCTGGCGTGGCGCAGGGATCTGCCATCACGGTGAACGGCACGGCCTACACCGTGGTCGGCGTGCAGCCGGACGGCACCGGCATGTCGATGCTGCTGCTGGAGGTGGTGTGATATGGTATCCAGAACCGTAAAGCTCAACAGCCTGGAGCACAGGCCTGTGATCAGGGTGGTCGTTTCACGAGTTTTCACGCTTCGCATCCGCATCGGCATCCTGCTGATCCGCCTGGCCGGCTGGGTGATGTGCACTGATGTGAAGGCAAGCCTGGACGGCAAACCATGAGTCATGCCCGCACGCAGGTGCGCGATGCGGTGGCTGCGGCGCTGACCGGGCTGATCACCACCGGCGCCAATGTCTATGTGAACCGGGCCCATCTGCTGGAATCTGCGAAGCTGCCATGCCTATCGATCCATGTGCGCAATGATGCCACGCGCAGGATCAGCGAGACGCCGATCGAGCAGGAGCGGACCGTCGAGCTAGTCGTCGAGGCGCACGCCAACGGGGGATCGGTGGACGACACGCTCGACACCATCTGCGCCGAGGTGGAGACGGCCATCGGCTCGGATGTGACGGTCGGCGGCAAACTGATCGACTGCGTGCTGGATTCCACATCCATCGCCGTGACCGGCGAGGGGTCGAAGCTGTCCGGCCAGGCCGAGATGCAATTCAACGCGACCTACGCCGTGCGCGAAGGGGCGCCGGAGGTACTGCTGTGAAAAAGGAAACAGTGAAGAAACAGTCCGGAGCGAAGCCGGAGGAAAAAGAAGCCAGGCGCAAGCCGGCGAAAAAGCCGCGCCGGCCGGTCAAGCCAGAGGAGAGTGAATCATGAGCGTGTCAACTTTGAAAAAGGCCCTGCTGGGCAAGGTCGAATCAACGCCCAGCACCGATGCCGTGCCGACCGGGGCTTCCAATGCCATCCGCGTCGAGTCTGTCGGTCCGGTGAAGCCGGGCATTGATCCGATCGTGCAAAAGATGGTGAAGGCCACATGGGGCGATGAAGCGCCGGACATGAATGCCAAGATGATGTCGCTGGATGTGAGCTTCTACCTGCGCGGCAACGGATCCATCGGCACGGCCCTCGATTTCGCGCCGCTGCTGCATTGCTCTGCGCACACCGTGACCGTCAACGCCGGCGTCGATGTGACCATCGACCCGATCACCCTCGGCGCCGACTCGGATCGACAGACATCGACCTTCTACTACTACGAGGACGGCCTGGAGTATCAGTTCGTCGGCGCGGTGGCATCGTTCAGCCTGGAAGCGCCGATCGGCGGCTTCCTGATGGCCAAGGCGACCATCGTGGCGCCGTGGAAGGCCCCGACAGCCGTGGCGCTGCCAGGCACCCTGACCTACCAGAGCGCCGCCCCGATCCAGGTGAAAAGCTCGGATGTTGTCACCGACAATGCCGCCGCCATCGCCGTCGGTTCGTTCAGCTTCGATTCATCGGTGGCCACCGATGTGACCCAGCTGATCGGCGAGAACCAGGCACTGGTCACCGACCGGCCGAAGCCGTCCATCAAGCTGACCAAGCGCAGCCTGGCCACGGCTGCCGATTTCACCCGCCTGCTGGCGCTGACCGAGGCCGCCTTTTCATCGGTATTCGGATCTGCCGGCAACCGCTTCACGCTGAGCGCACCGGCGGCACAGTTCGAGAGCGTGGGCGGCGCCGAGGACGGCCTGTTCAACAACCGCGACATCACGCTGCAGCTCAATGAATCGACGGGCGACGATGCCTATCAGATCGTCTTCGATTAAGGGGAACTAACTATGGCCAAGATAAAGCTACTGAATCGAAAGGATGATCTGCACTCGGATGATGATCTGGGCATCAGTATCAAGCTGGCAAGGCTTCTGCCTGAGCATGTATCTGAGATGCGAAGTATGTTCCATAGCCGGGAGGATGCAGCAGCGGCGATTGCAATATATGCGCTGCGACACTCAATTTCCGAGCTGACAAACGATGGCGAGGAACTAAATCCGGTACACATATCATATCACATCGATACCACTGACAAGGAAGTGCAGCCGTTTCTATATGCCGTGGCGACACTGGTGACGGATGCCTGCCTGATTCCGGAGGATATTAAAAAAAAGTCTGGCAAGGCGCCGTAGCTTATCACTCAGGAAAGCGGTGCCACGACTGCCCTTTTTCGACAGACAAGCCGTTAAGGTGCGCGTCAACCGATCGATGGATTGAAGGATGGGCCGAGATCACCGAAGGGTGTCCGGTCCTGCAGATCGATGAATTCGAGGAGATATTTGAATCATGGGAAAGACTGCAGGATGCGAGCATGCCAGACCAGCTAAGAGCACCCTTGGCCGGAGGCTGGAGCGACCAGTCGCCGGTATGGATAGAGATGATGGATATCATAAGGAAGGCTAAAGGCTGATGGGCTCTGTTGCTGATAAAGTAAAGATCATCATCTCGGGAGATGCCAGGGATGCCGAGAAGGCATTCAAAGAGGTGTCCAAAACCGCAAAGAAGTCCATGGCCGTAGTTTCTGCAGCAACGGCCGCGACAGCGGCCGGGTTTATTACGGCGAGTAAAAGCATTATCGATACATCATCCAGATTTGAAGATTACGGCGTGCGCCTACGCGCCGTTCTTGGCTCAACAGCAGAAGGAAATCGACTCTTTCAGGATATGACAAAGTTCGCCGGTCAGGTCCCGTTCGCCTTTGATGACATCATGGCAAGTGCAACGCAAATGGCAGGCGTCATGAAGGGCGGTGTAAGCGAAGTCAATAAATATATGCCGATGGTCGCTGATCTTGCTGCAGTATCAGGTCTATCTATTCAGGAAACTACGGCGCAGGTCGTGCGCATGTATTCTGCCGGAGCGGCTAGTGCCGACCTGTTCCGCGAGCGCGGAATCCTGTCCATGCTTGGATTTCAGGCCGGCGTGAGTGTATCCGCCGCCGATACGCGCAAGCAGCTAATTGCCGCATTCGAGGATCCGGCCAGCAAATTCAGGGGCGCATCAGTTGAGATGGCGAAGACATGGACAGGGCTGACCTCCATGATGGGAGACAAGTGGACGCTGTTCAAGAAGGACATCGGTGATGCTGGCTTGTTTGTTTATTTCAAAGCCATCGCCAAAACGATCAATGACGACCTTGGCGGAAGCATCGATAAGCAGCATAAGCTGGCAAAGAAAGTTTCAGAGTCGATTATCTCATTTGCTGAATCATCCGCTCTAGGGATCGCTTCTGTGATGGACTCCATGAGCGGCCCAATGGATATGGCGGCCAAGGAAGTGAACAGCATATGGATCGGATTCAATAAGCTTCCGGATTGGGCTAAGGAGGTAGGCGTACTTGGAGCTCTTGTCGGCGGCAAGAAGGGTGTCTTGCTGGTCGCCGGGGTCGCCGCTCTTGGTGATGCAGCTGACCGGACAGGAAAACTTCTCGGGCTTGTCGCCGCTGGGCAAATTAGCTTCTGGGATGCAGCCCACATGAATGCTGATGAGGCCACGGCCGCTATCGGCAGGTTCGATAAGAAGGTGAACGACCTTGGCGAATCAACAGGTAAAGCCGGCAACGGATCGCCATTGATCGACCCGTCAGCAGCAGGGGATTCGAACAGGGCAAAGATTCAGGCATTTTTTACAAAGCTGCATGAGTCGATAAAAGATATGCAGAATACAGCCAGCCAGAAGACAGGCCCACAGAAGTCAGGTACTCCGGAAGCGGATGTCGTTGATCCAAAACTGGCCGCTAGGTTTGCTAAACTGGATGAATCGCTGCTCAGCGAGGAACAGCGGACAGAGCAAAGCTATATGAAGCGCATCCAGATCGTGGCCGACGCTATCGATCAAGGTCTGGTAAGCGAACAGCGCGGAATGGAGCTATCAACAAAACTGAGCGAGCAGTTTGCAAAGGCTAAATACAAGGTCGAGAAACAGGCGGCCGATGCGCGCCTGTCGCTGGCTGCCGGCGCTCTCGGGGCTCTTTCCACCCTGCTGGCCAATGGAGGCAAGCAGGCATTCGAGGCGAGCAAGGCGCTGTCCATCGCCGAGACGGTTGTATCGACCTATTCCGCCGCACAGAAGGCATACGAATCGCAGCTATCCATCCCGACTCCGGATGCCCCTGCACGCGCCGCCATCGCCGCCGGAATCGCGGTTGCCCAGGGGGTGGCCCGCGTGGCCGCCATCGCCTCGACCAGCTACGGCAGCCGCTCTGCCAGCACGGCGGCAGGCGGTTCTGCCACACCCGGCGGCATCGCCTCGCAGCAGGGCTATGGCCAGCCCGCTCCCTCACAGGCCCAGCAATCGCAGCAGCCGGTCGAGCATGTTTACCAGGTCGACCTGCGTGGCCATGAGTTCGTGTCGACTGAATTGCTGCGCCGCCTGGCCGATCAGCAGGCGCAGGACAAGGTCGACGGCATT